TACACTTGCATTGCCTAATGTATCTGAACTTAATGCGCCCTTTCCAACTGCTACATTTCTTACAGCAGAAGTAATAGCATCACCTGCAAGAGCACCGATTAAGGTGTTGTTAGTTCCCGTGGTGACTGCTACACCAGCTTGGAACCCAACTGCCGTGTTAAAAGTATCTGTAGCAGTAGTAAAGTTTTGTGATCCTAAAGCGTTGTAACCAACTGCGACAGTTTTATTGCCAAGCGTGTCATCAGTTAAAGCTGATCTACCTAGCGCAACGTTAAAATCTGCGTCTGTTAAAGCATCACCAGCAAGAGCGCCAAGTAGGGTGTTACTAAGACCCGTGGTGATAGCAGCACCTGCTGCTCGACCAACAGCGGTGTTGTAACTTGATGTTGCGGTAGTAAAATTCTGCGCTGCTAAAGCTGCCGATCCAAGAGCAGTGGAATCGCTTCCTAAAGTATCTGCTGTTAAAGCATTTACTCCCACCGCAACGTTTTGGTCAGCGTCGGTCAGAGCATCCCCTGCAAGTCCACCAATAATAGTGTTGAACTGTCCCGTGGTGACTGCGCCACCTGCTGAATACCCGACTGCGGTGTTGTAAGTTTCCGTAGCGGTGGTGAAGTTTTGAGTAAATAAAGCACTTTGTCCTACAGCAACACTTCTACTACCTAAAGTATCGCTAGTTAAAGCAGTTTTCCCTATAGCCACGTTAGAATTGGCTTCAGTAAGAGCATCACCAGCTGAACCGCCAATGATGACATTAGAACCCCCCGTGGTGATTGAAGATCCCGCCAAACCTCCAACTGCTACGTTGTTATCTCCGCTGGTCAAAGCCGCTAATGCGGATCGACCTACTGCAATAGCATCAGTGCCAGTATAAACACCGCCTAAAACATCGCGGCCTATTGCTACGGCATTAGCACCAGAAGTTATTGCATCTCCTGCGCTATCCCCTATTGCAATATTGCCAGCGCCCGACAAAGATCCACCGCTTAGAGCAGCGTTACCCAAAGCTACATTGTCTGTGCCAGTAGGAAAGTTGCCGTTGAGTTTTACCGTCCCGTCTACGGTAAGAGAGACATCTATATCTACTGCATCAAGGTTAGCCGTGCCATCAACGTCCAAATCGGCATTGAAATCAGCATTACCCGCAAGGGTTAAGGTAGACGCCATGTCTACAGCACCATCAATATCTACTACATCAAGATTAGTGGTGCCGTCTACATCCAAATCGCCTGATACAAAGAACGACGGAACAGATAGATCAGTAAAAGCATCGACCATCGCGCCACCAGAGCCTGCGCCATCGCTATAAATCGCCTTGGTCTGACCATTAGCGATTGTGATCGTGGCACCAGAGCCTTGCTTGATGATAATGCTCTGTGAGCCGCTGGTTGCGTTCTCGATGAACCACAGCTTGCTGACCGTGTTTGGCCCTATAGTGATGGTGCAAGTTGAATCAAGAGTGCCAGTATATTTGAGGAAGAGAGATCGGCCCGGATCAGTAGACCCGTCAGCAATAGTAGTAGTGTGGGTATCAGCATTCGTCGTAATAGCTTCCGTACCAAAACTAAATGCCTCTGCAATTAATTCGAGGTTTGTATTTGTACTGGTGCCCCATGTACCTGCCTCATCGCCAGTGGCAATCTCTTTGAGCCGTAAATCGTTAACGTAAGTTGCCATTTATCTTCTCCGACTTTTAGTCTTAGGCTTTGGCTTCTTCATAGAAGCAACATGCTTTTTCAGCACTTCAGCTTGTTTCTTGTGTGTCTTAGAGGCTTTCTCTAATCCCTTAATAACTTTCTTGACCTTGCGTACCATTAGGCTACCTCTTCCCAATCAGGTGTTTGAGGTGTCGATACATTTGACCAACTAGGTGTTTGACTTGTTGAGATAGTTGACCAGCTAGGTGTTTGATCGTCATCGACAAGCCCCCATACATTTGATGTCCCAGTCGCCCCAGTACCAGATACCCCAGCAGGAACAATGTTGGCAGTACCTGTAACCGATACTGAACCGACTGAACCAGTCGCTTGAAATCCATTGACTGCGATATTGTTATCGCACTTGAGCGTAACACTACCCAGTCCACTTGTTGCAGATACACCCGTAACGCTGACATCCGCATTCGCAGAGACGGATAAAGATCCAACTGCTCCAGTTCCCGCCACGCCCGTAACAGAGAACGTAACACCTGTTCCCTCAACGATAGAGACCGACCCGACTGCCCCTGTTGCAGAAACGCCTGTGACAGAGACAATTGCGTCTGCCGTGACTGTGACAGACCCGACAGCGCCTGTACCAGCAACGCCGGTAACCTCGACAGGTATCGCTTCATTCCACGCGCCTTGGCCCCAAGTACCTCTGCCCCAGCCATTAACAATTGCCACACGCTATTTCCTGTGTCCAGCCGTCTTCTTGGCTATCTTTTTAGGCTGCTTGGAGTGTTGCTTGCCTTTTTTCGTGTCTGCCCGTTTCTTTCTGGAAGTGGCAGCGTACTCCTTGTCCGATAAAGCCTGTCTAGCCTTCTTCGGGAGATACCTTTCACCTGTCGCCTTTTTGCCTTGCGTTGATGGTTTACCTGACTTGGTTCCCCAATCCTGCTTAGTCCACTTCTTAAGACTCTTTTGAGACTTCTTCAATGGCATTACTTGTAACCACCACCCGCGTCTTTGTAAGCCTTCGCTAACATTTGGGCTTTACGCGCCGACCACTGCCCCGGCTTACCGCCCTTGCTTCCAGCCTTAATCCTATTGAATTGACGCTTACGCATCTCAGGCTTTGTGTAGTTTCCAGCCTCGTTAACTCTAGACTTTGACTTCTTTTTTGCAGGCTTCTTTGCTGCTGGCATCTTAGGCAATCCTTATGATCGCGTTGCTTGCGTCAGCGGTAGGGAACTGAATGGTAAAATCGCCAGCGGTTGATGTCTTGTCTCCACCAAACGCAAGGCTACATACCGCAGGGTCTCCAGAAGCTGAGTCATTGAATATCAGCGCACCGTTTGCCGTAATTGTGCTGCTAGAAAATGTCAGGTTGGCAAAGTCTGTAAACGCTGTTGTGCTGGAGGTCGTTGGGTCAACACGGGTCAGTGCGGCACCTTTAGCCGTATAGCCCGTGCCAGATACCTCGTTGGATGTCGTATACGCAGTTGTGCTTGCATTTAGAGTTGCAGAGCTTGTGTACAGGGCTAGATTGAAGGTGCTTCCACCAGTGTTTTTGAAGTTGTGTACCGCCTCCATAAGCTCTTTCTTGAAACTTGTACACATTGCACTCGTAATAGACATTATAGCCTCCTAATTATATCAGCCATGTCTTTATGACCTTGACGATCTAGTTCGGCAATCAGCGTGGTTCTATCGCTCTTTATCGCCTCTTTAATGTATCTCAAGACTGTAACTTTAACAGCCTCTTGGAATTCTTGTGCCTGCTCTGCTATGACGGGATGACAATTGCCGCCAACACTAACAATGCTGTCTGCGGCTGACTTGGCCCAAAACTCAGGGCTATGACCGCCATTCTCAGTTGCCGTGACAATAACGCTGCCAACTTCCATAGAAAGCATTATCTGTTGGCCCTTACGGCTCCAGCCCTGTAGCTATCAGTGGTGTTGTAGCCCTCACCAAGAGCCTTTAACTCTTCTAATGCCTCGTTATACCTTGTCGCATAAAGCTGCATTAGGTCTGGATCTCCCTTCAAGAAGGTATAGGCCTCAACCAAGCAGCCATAAAGCAGTGCATTTTCTGCGTTTGTGCCTAGCCAACTTGTCCCATCGCTAGCAACGGTAATTGACTCAGGCTTATAGAAGTAATGTATTTCAGCAGAGTAGTTGGCGTTTGGCGTTGGGCCTAGAATAAAGACTTGCTCATTGAACAAAGCGTAATGCTTTGGCACCCCTGTCGTAGAAGCCACAGGGTAAGCTTCTCTGATGAAGTTAACGTCCTTACGAATCAGGAACTCATAGCCACTGTTATCTATTGACAAAGAATACGTTGCCAAAAAGTCAGATGGCACCGCTAAGTACTGGTTGGACTGAGTTGTTGTCCCTGTAGCGTTCTTCCTAAAGTCCGGCAACTGAACCGACTTGAGTATTCTTTCTTCTGCCTGCGTAATAATGGTTGGCAGGTCAGTAACGAATGTGGATTCGTTTGACTCAACGTAGTCCTGTATTGCTGTTTTAAGCGTTGTGAATGTAAATGCCATTAGCTTGTACTCACAGTCACTATGCCAACGCTACCAAACATATCCAAACCAACTTGCCCCACTGGGTTGAAGGAGGTTAACAGTCTGCTTTGATCCAAACCTTGGTCTGGTCTTGGGTTTCTCAGCGCCTGCGGATCGTCCATACGAATCCTGCCAAGCTTAAGCTGTGGCTGATCTGGGCTGTTAACGTCACGACCAACCAAAAAACCAGTAGGCCTGCCGTTTACGATTTGGGGCACAAGGTCTTTTAGCGGGTATCGAAAACCCGTTAAGTCGCAGTAACCGAATGCATGTTTACCACTAGCGTAAGCGCCCATACGTTAAAACCCCGGTGCTATGTAAATAGATGCTTTCTCTCTGTCAGCATCAGCAGCTAAGTTCCACTGCTCCTCATAATCAGCCTTCAGCACTGATGATCGAGATGCTGCGTTTGGAAACTTAAGGCTTAATTGATAAGACAGGCCTGCAACCAAGCAAGGCAAGAACCTAGCTGGTACGTCCATATTGTTTGAAGCCGCAGAGCCTGCATCATCGATACGCTCTAAGTAGTAATAAACAAACGTATAGGACGCACTATCTGGCACAGGCCAAAGGTTAACCGTGATCTGTGCTGGCGCTTTGTCTATCTGATACTGCAAAGGCTTGCTTTGAGTAAGCTTGTTTGACAGATGAGCGTACTGACTTACAGATATCCTGCTCAATGTTTGATCTTGCTGGCTAGAACTGTCACCCGCATTGGTGCGAACAAACGCTTCTATAATGTCAAATATCTTTGCATCTAATGCGTAAGCAGACGTTCCCTCAGTAAGGGTTTGCGTACCCTCTTTGACCGTCCAAAGATTTAGCCCTCTGTTCTGCCATTCCAGCATAAGCAGGTTAATGCTTCGTCTAGCTGTGCGATAATCATAGCCACTACGAAGCTCTAAACCAGCACGTTCAAACGCTTCTTCCATAGCATCAGAGAGATCTAGGTTGAATGCAAATGTGCCACTAACAGCCATCTAGATCATCCGACCTTTGGTCTTGCCTCTAATAGCCATACCATCAATAGACTTCACTTTGCCGCCAGCTTTCATCCCATCCATGCCGCCAGTGCCGCCTGTGGCAGACATAATCTTTTGCATACGCTGTTCTTCAGCGGCGTCAGCAGCTTCTCT